ACCAGCAGCGTGCGGCGTTCGTGCCGCGCCCTGTGTCGCCTGCAACGATCGGAGGCCGCTGATGCGTGACCTACTGACCCGCTCCCTTCCTGACGCCGTGCGCGAGCGTCTGGCCGCCGACACTCCGACCCTGGTCGCTGCCGGGCTCGCCGCCCGCAACGCCGGCGACGTGGTGGAATCGCGCGGCTACAAGATCGAAGCACGCGCCAACGCTGACGGCACCTACCACGTGTCCGGCTACGCGACCACGTGGGACACCTGGTATGACGTCGCTGGCGGCGCCCCGTACGGCTGGTCGGAGTCGATCGCCAAGGGCGCAGCAACGAAGTCGCTGGCCGAGCGCGACGACGTGCGGTTCTTGCTCAATCACGAGGGGATGCCGCTCGCTCGCACGAAGTCGGGCACGATGACGCTCACCGCCGACGATATGGGCCTGTTCGTCGACGCGCCGAACCTCGACCTGCGCAACCCGTCCGCCGCTGAGCTGCAATCCTGCCTCGACCGTGGCGACGTGGATCAGATGTCGTTCGCGTTCATGGCCACGTTGCAGGAATGGAACGAGGACTACACGCAACGGCGCATCCTCGAGGTTCGCCTGTTCGACGTGTCCGCCGTGACCTACCCGGCGAACGAGGCAACGATCATCGGCCTGCGCTCCGCTGCGCCGGCCGCCCCCATCGAGCCGACCGAGCGTGGCATGTCGCTGCGCCTGGCTCTCGCGCTGGCCGACTCGCTCGGCTGATCACGAAACGGCAGACGCCGCCGAGACGCCGCACGGACGCCGCCCCAACGAGGGCACGTCACCTGTGCACGTCACCCTCGCGCACGTCACCCGGCCGCCCCAACAACCCCACGACCTCCACAAGGAGTACACCCCATGTCCGATTTCCTCACCGTTCTGCGCACCAAGCTGCAGACCAAGATCGACGAGCGCACCGCGGCCAAGGCCGCACTCGACGCGATCCTCGCCGCCCCCGCCACCGAAGGCCGCGCCGACCTGACCGACGCCGAGACGGCTGCGTTCACCGAGGCCCGCGCCAAGGTCAACGCCCTCGACACCGAGCTCGACGGTGCCGACGGCATCAAGGCCCGCATTGCGGACCTGGAGCAGATGGAAGCCCGCCGCCACGAGGCAGCCGCCAAGGCACCGACCTCCCCGGTCCGGGTGGGCGCCGAAGCTCGCACCTACTCGCTCGAAACCGAGCGGCGCGACGGCGTGAACTTCCTCGCCGACCTCGTGAACCGGCGCGACGATCCCGGTGCAGCGCAGCGCATCCAGCAGCACATGGCAGAGGAGCGCATCCACCGCCCCGGTTTGGAAGCCCGTGCCGTCGCAACCACCGCGTTCGCCGGGCTCACCGTGCCGCAGTACCTCACCGACATGGTGGCCCCCAAGCGCAAGGCTGGCCGCCCGTTGGCGAACATCGCCAACAAGCACATGCTTCCCGCTCAGGGCATGACCGTGGAAATCTCGCGGATCACCACCGAGTCGTCGGCCGCGGTGCAGACGCAGAACGCGGCCACGTCCGAGACGAACATGGACGACACCACGCTCTCGGTGCCGGTGCTCACCTTCGCCGGCCAGCAGACCGCCAGCATCCAGGCGATCCGCCGTTCGACCGGCGTCGATACCACGATCATCGCCGATCTGCTCGGCAACGTGGAGACGCTGCTCGATCAGACGATGATCCGAGAGGCAACGGTCGGCCTGAACGCCGTCACTGACGCCAACCTCGACATCGCCTACACCGACGCATCGCCCACCGCCGCCGAGCTGTGGCCGAAGCTGTTCGACGCCATCCAGCAGGTACAGACCAACCACTACGGTGGCGTGTCGCACTTCGTGATGCACCCCCGCCGGTTCTGGTGGCTGGCATCGAACGTGGGCACCTCGTTCCCGTTCGTGAACCTGATCGGCGCCGGCCCGCAGTCCGGTGGCGGCGTCACCTCGTACGGCTACGGCGAAGGCCCCTCCGGCTACCTGGCCGGTCTGCCGGTGATCGTCGACGCCAACGTCGACATCCGCTACACGGCAGGCACCGGCACCGCCGGCACCGAGGACGCGATCTACGCGGTCACCGCCGACGAGGTGCACCTGTGGGAAGACGACACCGTGGTGATCGAGGCGAAGGAGACCGCTGCTGCCGCCCTGGGCGTGCTGTTCGTGGTCTACAAGTTCGCCGCCTACACCGTCGGCCGCTACCCCAACGCTCACGCCCGCATCAACGGGACCGGCCTGGCCACGCCCAGCTTCTGACCTCTGGCCACCCCAACATTCTGATCCCCCTGGTCAGTCGGTTCCGTCCCCACCGCCCGTTCTGCGGTCGGTGGGGCACCGATGCTCACTGATCCCCCGAGCGACGATTGGAGGCCCACCGTGGCCCGACTGGAAGTGTTGCAGCGTGAACGTGCCGGCTACGTGTCGCGTGGTCTGGCCGACCGGGTGAAGCAGGTTGACGCCGTGATTGCGTCGCTCGCCCCCGCCCCTGTGGTGGAGGTGCCTGAGGCGTTGCCGCCGACGGTGGAGACGGCTGTGCCTGCGAAGCCGAAGGGCCGCCGGGGCTGATGTCGAACCTGACCGTGGCCGCATGGCGCCTCTGGAAGGGCGCGCCAACTGAGCCGCCCGACCCTGTGGTGCAGGCTGCGATCGACGCCGCTGAGCAGGCGATCGCCGGGCACTGCGGTCGCGCGTTCGTAGTCGCCTCCGGGTCGACGACTCGCATCTTCGCGCCGACGTCGGATCGGTCGGAAACGATCGAGATCGACGACGCAACCGCCGTGACCGTGGTCGCCAACAGCGGCAGCACGATTGCAGCGACCGGCTACCAGCTCGAGCCGGTGAACGGGATCAACGCCGCCGGCATGGCGGTGCCGTACTCGCGTATCCGCCTGTTCGGCACCACCTGGGCGCAGACGTACAAGGGTGAGGCGTCCGTGTCGGTCACCGCCACGTTCGGCTGGGCCGCGATCCCTGCTGCGTACACGGAGGCGGTGAAGATCCTCAGCGCCGACATTCTCGACAACAAGGACATCCGCAACGGCGTCGCCGGGTTCGCCGACTTCGGTGCAGTGCGGGTGCGTGAGAACGCGTCGGTGACGATGCTACTCACCAACGCCAAGCTGGTGCGCAGCCGTGCGGGTGGTCCGGTCTGATGGGCCTCTCGATCGCAGACATCCGCGACGCCGTCGCCACCTGTGTCGGCAACGTGCTGGAATCGTCGGAGCAGCGGGTGAACGCGTACGGGTACCCGCCCGACTCGCCCGAGCTCGATGCGCTGCTCGTGCTGCCCCGTGCCGGCGAGGATGGCAACTACATCAACTATCACCGGTCGTTCGGCACGACCACCACGGGTGGCAATGGTGCGCTGTGTGAGATCGGCCTGACGTTGGAGTTGCGTGTCGGTGGCGGGCAGATCGACGCCGCCCGCAAGATGGACCTGTTCCTGTCGGCTGGCAACGCCGAGAGCGTGGTCGATGCGCTGCTCGCCGACCCGACGCTGGCCGGTGTGATTCAGACGTTGCAGATCGATGGTGCGACCCGCCCCGGTTGGTTCGCCCCGGCTGATGGCACGGCGCGCGAGTGGCTGTCATCGTCGCTCGCTCTCACGATCCTGGCCAGGAGGTAGCTGATGCTGCGCTGCACGCAATCACACGAGGTGCCCACGTTCGGCACGATCCCTGAGGGTTCGCTGTGGGCGGACGACTCGCCGTTCGTGACCGACCTCGGCCTGTTCGAGCCGGTGGCCGACGCCGAGCCCGAGCTGAAGCCGAAGCCGGTCGTGCGCAAGTTCAAGCCTGGCGGCGGCGCGAAGCCTGCGCCGGCCGCCGTCGGCGAGCACGGCCCTGAGATCGTAACCCTCCCGGCCGGCGCCGTCATCATCCCCACCATCGAAGGCGAGGCGGTCTGATGGCCATCGACTACTGGCACGACATGAGCATCCTCGTCGGTGGCCTGGAGGTGGCGACACACGGCAAGAACGTGGACATGCGCACACAGGTCGCCCCGCTCGACATCACCCCGATGTCAACGCCTGACGGGTGGACCGAGCTGGCCGGCGGCGTGCGCTCGGGCACGTTCGACATGTCGCTGATGCAGAACCTTGCCGCCGGGTCGATCGACGAAACCATGTTCGCCGAGTTGGGCGTGTCGGGAACCCCGGTCACCGTGTGTACCCGCTCGGCTGACGGGTCGTTCGCGTACTTGTTCCGCAACTCGACCGGCAGCTACACGCCGTCCATGTCGCCGGTGGGTGATCTGGCGATGGCTGCACTGTCGGGCAACTCGACGGGTGGCATCGTGCGCGGCTCGCTGATTCACCCCGGCTCGGCATCGCGCTCGTCCTCGTCGACGGGCACCGGCCGCCAGCTGGGCGCGGTGGTCGCCGGAAAATCGATGTACGCGGCGCTGCATGTGCTGTCCGTGTCGGGCACCACGCCGTCGTTGACCGTGATCGTGCAGTCCGACGACAACGCCGGATTTACGACGCCGACCACTCGCATCTCGTTCACTGCCGCGAACGCGGTCGGTGCGCAGTGGGGTTCGGTGGCCGGTGCTGTCACCGATGACTACTGGCGCATCTCCTACACCATCTCCGGCACCACCCCCGTTTTTGCCTTTGCGGTTTCCGCTGGCGTGCTTTGACCACCATCCCCCGAAAGTAGGAACACATCATGGCTCTGTTTGCCCTCACTGCACAGGTGGTCACGCTCAACGCGGTCGACTACTCCGATACCTGCAAGCAGGCGACGCTCGTCGTCGATGCCGCGCAGCTCGACTCGACCGATTTCGCTTCGGCCGGGTGGGTGGAGTACATCGGCGGCCTGAAGTCGGGCACCTTGTCGTTCGAGTTCCACGACAACGTGGCCGACAACGACATCGACGAGGAACTGTGGGCGCTGCTCGGCACCGTCGTCGCGTTCACGCTCAAGCCCGTGTCGGGCACGACCGGCGCGAGCAATCCCGAGTATCAGGGCAGCGTGCTGGTGACGTCGCACGCGATCGGTGGCGCCGTTGGCGACCTCGCCGGCAAGTCGCTTTCGTTCCCGACTTCCGGCGCCGTTGTCAGGGACATCACCCCGTAGCCATGGCGCAGTCGTTCGCCCAGTTCGAACGCAAGATCGCCGCCGTGCAGGACGAGCTGTCCGGCGCTGCCGGCGAGGCCCGGCGCAAGCGCATCGGCAAGCTCGCACAGGGCGACGTCGACG